GTCGTCCAGCTCTAACAGGTAGCCACCCAGTCGCTCATGACGGGATCGGGCAAGGTCATAGTCGTTCGTGCTCCACGAGGGCATGGCAATGCTCCTGATCAAAGGAGCGTACTGCGTAACACGATTGCGCGCAGGGCGCAAGGCGACTGCGCAATCTAGGCTTAGGCCAGCCCCTACGCAGAAGCACGCACGCACGCGCGCGTAGCGAGGCAGCTGGTGTTCGTCAAGACCGCGACAACTAATGGCGTGGCAGAAATATGGGATGTCAGGACAGTAACGGGTCCTTTCACCACAGTAAAACGGATGCGGGGGCAGGCAGCGCCGGCCTTTTTTAGCGTCAGAACAAGGGGTTGGATAACGCATGGCGATGGCTCCGCAGGAGTGGACCATTCACGCGCTATCGGTGGAGTTCAATAAGCACCCCCGGGTCATCGCCCGGCTGGTTCGTGATGTGCGCCCCTACCGCGAAGAATCGAACGGGGCGGGCACAACCCGCTACTACCGGTTGAGCGAAGCGGCCCCAGCCATCGCCGGGTCGGCCAAGCCGTCCGAGGAGGACGATCAGAAGCTCTTCATCCGCAAGGCGAGGGCCGAAACCGAGATCGTCGAGGCCAAAGCGGCTGAAATTAAGGGCGAATTGGTACCCGTAGCCGAGACCGCGACCGAACTCGAGCGCGCTTTCACGGCCGTTCGCGCCCGCCTGCTGGCTATCCCGCCGAAGCTAGCCCCGATCCTCGCTCCTGAGCGTCCAGCCCGCGCTCGCGCCATTCTGGAGCAGGCGGTGCTCGAAGCGCTGTCCGAGCTCGAGCAGACGGACGTGTTTGAGGACGAGCCTACAGATGTGGAAGGGGCTCAGGAAGAGTAGCCGGTCAGCCGCCTGCCCGTCCTTTATCCCGCGCGCTAAGGAAGTAGACGAAGGCGATTGAGAACCAGATGGTGTATGGGACGATAAACCATCCCATCAGCTGGTATACCACCAACATTACCGCCGAGAAGGCGGTGATCGCAAGCGCAATTATCGGTCCGAAAACCACGATCTCGACCAGGCGCTTAACGGTCACCGCTCATCTCCGCGCATGGCTTAAGCTCGGCAACCAGCTCCAGCCGGTCGTCATATCTGGGTAGGACATAGCCCACCCTGACGCCGAGCACCTTCCACTTCGACCACTCAATGTCGAGCGGGGGGTATGCGAGCCAGACTGGCTCGTCGGATAGAAACGCCTTCTGGATAGCCAGGGCTTCAGAGCTGTCAGGCTCAAAGTGAGCGGTCAGAATCCTTTCCACTTTGTTTTCCTTGGCTGAGCGGACAGCGCCAGCCTAACACCGCCGATCCATCATGACCATCCAAACCAGCCCGGAAGCGCGGAAGAAGCTCCGGCGCATCATCCGTGACGCGTTCCGCCGACATTTTCGTCCGCTGCCGAAGCTGACGTTATCCGAGTGGGCCGACACCTACCGCAAGTTAAGCCCCGAGGCGTCTGCTGAGCCGGGGCAGTGGTACACGGATCGGGTTCCCTATCTCCGAGAGGCCCTCGACGCGGCTGGTGACCCCGCCTGTGAGCAGGCGGTGTATATGTTCTCATCGCAGTCCTCGAAAACGGAGATCATTCTTAACGCTCTGGGGTATTTCTGCCATCAGGACCCGGCTCCGATCCTGCTGGTGGAGCCGCGCGTTGAGGACTGCAAGGCCCTCAGCAAAGACCGCATATCGCCGATGCTGCGCGATTCGCCGGTCCTTCGGGGCCTGGTGAGGGATGCTAGGACCCGCGACAGCGGCAACACGGTGCTGCACAAGCAGTTTCCGGGCGGGCATCTGACGCTAGCCGGTGCCAACAGCGCGGCTGGTCTCAGTATGAGGCCAATTCGCGTCGTCGGGCTCGATGAGGTTTCGCGCTACCCGGCCAGTGCTGGCACGGAAGGCGATCCGGTCAGCCTCGCGACCAAGCGTACGACCACCTTCTGGAATCGCAAGATCATCATGGCGAGCTCGCCCGCGATCGAGGGCGCTTGCCGGATCACGGCGGCCTACGAGGAAACCGATCAGCGCAAGTTTCACGTACCCTGCCCGAAATGCGGCGCGTTCCAGATCCTCGAATGGTCGCGGGTGGAGTGGTCCAAGGACGAAACTGGTCACGGACGGAAGCACCGCCCTCACACGGCTCGCTACTGCTGCATCCACTGCCCGGCCGAGTGGACTGACGCCGACCGCTGGCGCGTCCTGCCGATGGGTAAGTGGGTACCTACGTACCCAGACCGCACGGCAGAGGGTCGCTGGGGTTTTTGGATCAGCCAGCTGTACAGCCCGTGGAAGAAGCTGGGTGAGCTGGCGGTCGAGTATCTCGACAGCCGCGACAACGTCGAGCGCGAGAAGGCCTTCCAGAATACAGTCCTAGGGCTGCCGTTCCGGATCAAGGGCGAGGGCGCTGACGCGGAGCGCTTGTGGGAACGGCGCGAGAACTACCGCCGCGGCGAGGTTCCGGACGGCGCTCTGGTCCTGGTTGCCGGGGTCGACGTTCATCCCGACCGGCTAGAATGCGAGATCGTTGGCTACGGCCGCGGGCTGGAAAGCTGGTCGATCGACTATCTCGTGCTCCAGGGCGATCCGACCAAGCCGGATGTGTGGGACGAGTTTGACGAGCTGGTGCGCACGGCGACCTGGGACCGCTCCGACGGTTCGCTAGCGCGGCTTTCGCGGCTGGCAGTGGACAGCGGCGACAGCACGGCTGCGGTCTACGCCTGGTGGCGTCGGATCAACGACGCCCGGGTCATGTTGGTGAAGGGCGATGGCCGCAAGGACATGCCGCTTTCGTCGCCGACATGGGTCGAGGTTTCCCGCGGCGGAAAGAAGGTGAAGCGCGGCGTTCAGGTGTGGTCGTTGGGCGTTGATTGGTTCAAGGACGAGCTGAGCGGCCACCTTCGGCTGGCCAAGCCCGAGGAGGGCCAGTCGATGCCGGGCTACTGCCACTTCCCGGCGTATGGCCGCGACTACTTCGACCAGCTGACGGCCGAGGAGAAGATCCTCGAATCCAGCAAGGCCGGGTACGGCGTCTATAGGTGGCACAAAGTCAGACCTCGAAATGAAGCTTTGGATTGCCGCGTCTACGCCCGTGCCGCGGCGATGGCGCAGCGGCTGGATGCTTTCAGGCCCAGGGACTGGGACGTTCTGGAGGAGAGGATCGGTGTGCGGCTGTCCGTGAAGGCGCTGCCAGTCGCCGAGCCTTCGCCTACCGCATCCCGCCGCCTGTTCAGCCGCCTACTCGTCCAGCCGTGGCCCGCTATGGCCGTCGCCGTTCTGTGCAATCCCCTTACTCGTGAGCCGCCATGCCGACTAGTGCAGCAGAGCTGGAGCGCCAGCGGCTTGAGTATGAGTTGGCGCGGTGGCGAGCGCACCGGCTCAACCCCGCCAGGCGCACGCGTAGCGGCCAGGATGAGGTCGAGTTCAAGTCCGACGCCGAGTTCCGGCAGGTCGAGGCCGATCTGGAGCGGCGGCTGGCTGCTGCCACCGCGGTCGCCGCCGGCTCTACGAGCGGCGTTCGGCGTCGCGTTCGTGTCGTTTCCGTGAGAGATCTGTAGGCCGTGCCGAAGCCTCACCTTCGGTACGACTGGTCGGCGGGCAGCGCGCGGGCGGTAGCGCCCGATGTCTCGCAGATCCGGGCCTCCATGGGCTTTGACGCCACGCGCAACACACGGCGCATGGCTCGCGTCCCGATCAGCTCGCAGCACACAAATTCCTATCTGACTTCGGAGGGCACTCGGCTTCGCGCCCGTGCCGAAGATGCGGCCCGGAACAACGCCTACGTCACGTCGGCTGCGGACAGCTTCACGGCCAATTTGATCGGCACCGGTATCAAGCCGTCTTTCCTGATCAAGGCCGCCGCCAAGAAGCGGGAGGTCCAGCAACTCTGGGCCGATTGGACCGATGAGGCGGACGCCGAGGGCATCACGGACTATTACGGTCTTCAGGCACTGATTGGTCGGGCGTTGTTCTCCCAGGGCGAGATTTTCGCCCGCTTCCGCCCGCGCCGTTTCGATGAGGGCTACACGGTTCCGCTGCAGATTCAGCTGATACCCGCGGCGATGGTGCCGATCGATTTGAACCGGACTGAGCCGACCGGGCGCGTGACCCGCATGGGCATCGAGTTCAATCAGATCGGGCAGCGGACTGCGTATTGGTGTTATCGGAACCACCCGAACGACAGCACCGTGCCCTTTGATGCCAACACCGCGGAATTGGTCCCGGTCCCGGCATCGGAGATCATGCACATCTACTGGCCTGGTGATCCTGGCCAGATCAGGGGCACGCCGAAGTCGGCGTCTTCGATCGTTCGCCTGTTTCTGCTCGACAGCTACGACGACCACGAGCTTGAGAGAAAGCGCACGGCCGCTTTGTTCACGAGCTTTGTGACCAAGACGACGCCAACCGAAGCGGTGTTCGGCGAGCAAGATGTGGCCGCCAACGCCGGAGTGCCGGACGGCTTTAACATGGGCAGCCACGCCGGGGCTGGTGGCCTTGAGGACCCGGTGGCTTACCTGGCGCCCGGCATGCTGCACTATCTCCTGCCCGGCGAGAGCGTCGAGAATGCGGCCCCGGCTGACGTCGGCAACAGCTACGAGCCTTTCCAGTACCGGAATCTGACCGCCGCCGCCTCCGGCATGGGCGTGCCTTACGCAAAGATGACGGGCGATCTCAACGGCACCAGCTACGGCAGCCAGCGGGCCGCCGATCTCGAGTTTCGGCGCCGTCTTGAGCAGCTTCAGTGGGGCTCGGTCATCTACCAGTTCTGCCGGCCGGTGGTGCAGCGTTGGCTCGATACGGCCGTGCTTTCTCGGGCCATCAACCTGCGGAATTATGCCGAGCGCCGTCGGGAGTACGTTCGGGTCAAGCACATCACTCCGGCCTGGCCGTGGATCGACCCGCTGAACGACATGCAGGCCGAGCAGATCGCAGTGAAGGAGCGGTGGAAGGCCCGCGCCGACGTGATCGAGGCCACGGGCTTTGATGCCGAGGAGGTCGACGAGCGAATCAAAGCCGATCAGACGCGGGAAACCGACCTCGGAATCGTCGTGCCGCGGCCAGACGCTCCGCCCGCGATAAGTGGCGCTCCGGCGCCGCCTCAGGGGGCGGAGCCTGAACCGGAGCAGGAGCAGGCGTCGGCTCGGCG